GCCGCTGGTGCGGATCGACAACCTGGTGAAAGGCGCGGGCGAGGTAGTGTCGCTCGACCTGGTTGATACGGTGGGCGGGGAACCCCTGATGGGCGACGTCAACCGTGAAGGCAAGGGCAGCACGCTCTCGTTTTCCTCGATGGAAATCAAGATCGACCTCGCCAGCAAGGTCATCGATGCGGGCGGGAGCATGTCGCAGCAGCGCACCAAGCACAATTTGCGCGAGATTGCGCTGGCGCAATTATCCGGATATTTCCCAAGGCTCGATACGCAGGAATCGCTGGTGCACTTGGCCGGAGCGCGCGGATCCCAGGTCGGAACGGATTGGACCATCCCGCTGCAGAGCGCGCCGAATTTCGCTTCCGTCATGGTCAATCCGGTTAAGGCACCGACATATAACCGCCATTTCGTCGTGAATGGCGCAAACCTTGTCCAGGGCGGACAGCAGCTGGGCGCCATTGTTTCCACGGACCAGCTCAAGCTCAGCCATCTGGATGGCCTGCGCAAGCGCATCGATGACATGGATCAACCCCTGCAATCGGTGAAACTGGCCGGGGACAGCGCAGCGCAGACCTCCAGGATGTGGGTCTTCCTCGCTACACCGAACCAGTATTCGATCCTGCTGACCGAGGGTTCCCTGCGGGCGTTCCAGCAAAACGCGGTAAACCGCGCCGCATACCTGGACGGCCGGCATCCCCTGTTTGCCGGAGAAGTGGGAATGTGGAACGGGATACTGGTGATCAAGAATGAGCGGGCGATCCGCTTCCTGCCGGGTGAAACGACCAAGATCGTCACCGCTGCAAATGCGTCAACGGCCACGGAAACCGACCAGCAGATCAATCCGGCGTTGGCCGCGGGATATGCGGTGGAACGGGGTCTCCTGCTGGGGGCGCAGGCGCTTGGCGTAGCCTATGGCCGGACCAAGATCAGCGGAATGCAATTTGGCTGGAAAGAGCACTGGTACAACTTCGAGAGCAACCTGGAAGTCATGGGGGAAAAAGTATGCGGCAAAGCCAAGGTCCGGCTTTCCATCGATGATGGAACGGGAACGAAGGTTCCTACCGATTTTGGCGTGATCGCGGTCGATTCCGCCGTGCCGCTGTGAACCCGGCAAGCGCTGCCTTTTCAGCCTAACAATGCCCATTCTTCAAGGAGTGTATCGATGGCCACTTTCAACGCACCAGATCTGATCACCAAGAACCGCCACATGGGCGGATATGGCAACGCCGTGGTGGTTTACGGCGCTGTAATCCCGGCGGCGGCGGCGGTCGGGGACGTGTATCGCCCAGTCATCATCCCCGGAGGACTCGATGTCACGGATGTCGATATCGTCAACGACAAACTGGATACCAGCGGCACGCCTGCCATTGGATGCAAGATCGGCTTCGCGCCGGTAAACGCAAGCGAGGGGCCGGCGGCCGATGATGCTTATTTTTCCGCAAGTGGAAACGCGCTGCTTCGCAATGCGGGACGCACCACGCTGGCATTTCCGCCTCTCAAGTTCGAAAGGCCCGTATTCCTGACCATCACGATTACCGCGGCGGCTGCAACCTTTGCTTCCGGCAAGGTCACCGCGATCGTCAAGGGTGATGGCATAGGCATCAAATAACAGGAAGGGAAAAGCAAACCGGGGCGGCCAATTCCCATCAAATGTGGGGCCGCTTTTTTTATGGGAGCTTCAGTATGCCATTAGTGAAATACATCGGCGCAACAATCAAGACGGATAGCATCGGCGGGATCGGCCTGCGCTGGGAGCCTGGCCAGATACGCAGCGTGACGGCCGAGGTGGCCGAGCGCCTGCTGCCCTTTTCCGATACCTGGTCAGAATCGGATAAAGCGGATAAGCCGGCGGATAACGGAAACAGTAACGATCGGGATGCCGCTGTCGGCCTGCTGCCGGAAGAAACGCCAGCCGAGGAGCCGCTCCCCGTAGTCGATTTTCACGGCATGGATAAAGATGCGCTGGTCGAGTTTGCTCAGCGCAACTACAACGAGAAGCTGGACAAGCGCCAGGGCAAGGAGATACTGCGGCAAAAAGTGATCGCCCTGTTCTCGCAGCATGAGATGGATAAATGATGGCCGCGACATATTTGACCTATCTGTCCGCTATCGACCTGGCACGCATACCGCTGAATGACGCAAGCAAGGACAGGTATCCGGACGACGTGCTGCTGACGTTCGCGAACCAGGCTGTGCTGCAGATACTGAAGCGCCGGCCTGATCTCTTTTCGGGGCAGCTTGCTCAATTGCCGGATTGGGCGGATGGCGAAAGGCTATCAGGCGATACTTTCCCCCTGCCTGCCGAGTATCTGCAAACCGTGGCGGACTACATCACATTCCGGGCGGAAACAGCGGATGACGAGCATGTCAATACGGGGCGGGCATCGGCTTTCGCCCGATTCTTCGAGGGGGAGATTCCGCTGTGAAGCGAAAGCGCGGCTTGTTCGATGCAGACAGGGGCGCGTGTTCATGAGGCCCTGGAGCGACTTCTATGATCTCGTTGCTCCGCATTTGCCCGGCTGCCCGGCAACGGCAATGGACAACGCATTGCGGCAGGCGTCTATCGCCTTCTGCGAGCAATCGCTCGCATGGCGGTTCGATCACCCGGCAATAACAGTCGAGCCGGGCGCGTCTGCCTATCCTTTTGCCCCGCCCGATGGCTCGATGGTGCATGCCATCCTCCATGCGGCACTGAATGGCAGGGAAATCGCATGCGGCGACGGCGGCTGGGACGTGGCGGAACGCAGCAGGGTCTGCAGCCCGTACGGGATACCCTCTCGTATTTTCGGCGGAAGCGGCTTTCTCACGCTCGTGCCTCAACCCTCCGCAAGCGGGGTCCTGGCCTTGAGCGTAGCCTTGAAGCCGTCCCCAACCGGCGCGGGCGTGGATGACAGGCAATTTGATGAATACCGGGAAGCGATAGTCCACGGAACGCTGTCCCGGTTGATGTCCTCGCCTAAAAAACCCTATACCCAGCTTCAGCTCGCGTCCTACCACCAGGAACAATTCAGTATCAAAACCGGCGCTGCAGCGATGCGCGAAGGAAGAGGCTGCACTCGCGCGCCGCTGCGTACGCGAATCATGAGTCGGATATAAGGTGCATAAACCGGAAAGGTGCGAACAAGACAGGAATTAAAACATGGGGCTCAAATTTTCCAATTTTGGCAAGGCCGTGGTCAGTTCCGCACCCAACGGCGCCACAGGCCTGAGCTTCACGGTCGAGGCAGGCAAGGGGCTGCTTTTTCCAGTGCTGGGCTCGGGGGATTATTTCTATGGGATATTCAAGGACGCGTCGGGCAATCGCGAGATCGTGAAGATCGAGGCCCGCAACGCTGACAGCCTAACCATTGCAGCAGGCGGGCGGGGAATGGATGGCACCACGGCCCGCAACTGGGCAGCAGGCGATTATTTCGTCGCGGGCATCACCAATGCTGCGTTACAGGAATCGCTTTCGAATTCCAATCTCATCGCGCTGGGCGGGCTTGCTTCCGCGGCGGATAAAGTACCGTACTTCACTGGCCCCGGTACTGCGGCGCTTACCGGACTAAGCGCTTTCATCCGCACCCTGCTTGTACAGATGGATTCAGCCGCGGCAAGGGCGGTACTCGGCGCGGCGGCGGGAGACCTGATTCCAGCGGGCACTATCATGCTGTTTTTCCAGGCAACCGCTCCGGCAGGCTGGACACAAGTGACTACGCAGAACAACAAAGCCTTACGAATCGTCAGTGAAGCAGGAGGAGGTTCCGGGGGCTCTGTCACTTTTACGGATGCGTTCACAACGCAGGCTGTGGCGGGATCGAACAGTGCGACAACGCTTACTGAAGCACAGTTACCGCCACACCAACACTCTTATTTTATTGGATCTGGAACGGGAAGTATTATGGCTGATTACAATCCCGCTGACGGAAATAATGCTAGTGCTACGGCTTATACAAATTTTACAGGTGGAGGAAATCCCCATAATCACACGTTCACGGGTACGGCCATCAATCTGGCAGTTCAATACATCGACCTCATCATAGCGAGAAAAGACTAATGGAGACACGCATCGCGGACTGCCCGCTCGGGGCCAAGTGCGAGGAAGTCAAGCTGGATCAGTCAAAACCGGTGCTCCATCGCTGCCCCTGGTACGTG